GTCTTGCACCTGCACCTACCTGATCTTTCTTCTTTCCTTGAGTAGTAGGTGTGGGTTGAGAATGTTTTGCCTGCTCATTATTTTCACTCTCAGGAACTCGCCCATTCTTTTCTGTGTTTGAAGTATATGCCCCAAATGGTGCAAAGGCACTAGAGTAATCTCCGTTTGCAACATATTGAGTCCTGGGGAATTGTCCCAAGATCATAGGCATTTGTGCTTCATCCCCATCAAGGAAGAAACCAAAAACAATATCTCCCTGCTGAATTAGTGTAGATTGTGCATAGTTTGCACCACCAGCACCAGCAGTTGTTGGGAGCAATGCTTGTCCCCACGGCAAATCTTTGTTAGTAATTTCCTCGGAAAAGGGATGGTGCCCAGCGATTCTTAATTTGTATCGCTGTGCCCAACCTTCACCCTGAACAAGTTGCTCTTCCTGCGCGTCAAGAGGAGCAACTTGAGCAGCGAACCATTTGAATCCATCCCTTCCTAAGAAGTTACTAAATCCGCCTAAAGAACTTTCTCTAACCATTAGTCTTCGTAGATTCTACACTCGTCTGATTCGGGGAAGTCTTCACAGTACAGTTCAAAATCCGTAGGATCATGATGATCGTCGGGATGTGCCTCTTTAAATCTTTCTAACTGCTCTAGTTGTCCCTCAATATGTCTACGCATTTGAGGATTGGTTGTGGGATCTTCGAGGATTTTTTTATCCTCTTCGATATGCTTTTCGATGTTTTCCATGTTACTTTTGTCCGTTGATTCCGAATGTGTCTCTCACCACTCTCATGGAAGTATAAGATTTGTTCGTATAGAACTTGTGAGTGATTTCTTTAATAATATATAGACCACTCTGTTCGGGGTCAATGTCAGGTGTGTCCATGCTAACTTTAGGGAACTCTAGATATACTGGATCCCCAGCAACTAGATTAGTATTAGCTGGGACCAAAATAGTATAATCATAGGTAGAGAATTTACTATACCTAGCAACTCCTTGTGCTACATCGTCAAATGGGTTGTAGTTTGTTGCTGTAGAAACTCCAGGATCTAGAGTACCTATATTATAGACACCAGATACGATTCTGGGAGCCATGAAGTTAACAGGAATGTTATCTGGATCAGCAACTAGTGATGCTTTTTCAGTATGCCCAAGTCTTACATCATCTTTTGGTTTGAATACTGCATCTTTTGGTTGAGTGAATTCAAATGTCAGTGGATTAAAAAATATTCTATACGAAGACATCTCTCCTTTTTCTAGAGATTCTGTTAAATCATTATTTTTATTTGCTTTAAAGTCAATTATTTTGACAGCACCCTGTTTAGGATTACCCGCGCCAGTATCTAAAATTTGACTATAGTAATATCTCTGAGCAGTGGACTTCTTTTCTACAGCATTTTTAATCAATCCATCAATAGACTTGAAATTGAATCCTAGTCTTGTTTGCCAGAAGAAGAAACCAGAGGAAGCACTCTTTGCACCTACTGGAATTGCTTTTGCTGCTAACATCATGAGAACCGTGAACGGTTTTCTCAAGTTACCCACAAAGGGATATACATTCTCACATTTCTCAATTTGAACAGACTGTAATGGTTCAACCAAAGGAAGAATTTGTTCAACACATTTATCAACTGTTTGACCAATATATTTTCTAGCAACTCTTGATTGCTTGTTGCTAATAGCTTCCCTAGAAACTAAATGTAAAACAAACCCCTCAAATTGTCTCTCTGTGACAACATCCGTAGTCTTATCAACATACATTACATATTTTAAGACAGCATCGACTCCCATCGCAGCATCTACTGGAGTCTTTACTTTAAAACTAACTCTCTCTCCTCCACGAATAGGGAGTCCATGATATAAACCTTGATTGTTGATAGTATTTCCAGTGTCTGCAACTTGAACAATAGCAGTTACTGTTGGAGAATGTAAATTTTCAAAATATTGAAAATCTATAACACCACCACGAATGTCCACGGTTTTGGAACCATCCCGAGATGTGATAGTAAATTCTTCGTAGATTGACGCTCCAGTTGCCGCTGACATTAGGTAAACTTCCTATTAACTCTTTGCATGATTGCAACCACACTATCACTGCTCGCCCTAAGCGGGGCATATTCCTCTGTTGGGGCGCTTTTATTATTACTACTCATATTTAGAGACCCTGTTGAAAAGGGAACATTAAGAACAATAGGTGCCTTACTGGGCAACTGAGCAACTTCTCTAGATGGAGGTGCTGCTAAAGATGAGGATCTTTCTGATTTTGGTTTTATAGTGCCATCTTCAATGCCCTTCAAGAACATCACAGGATCAATTGTGTTCTCAAATCCACCAGAGTAACCTGTTCTCCCAGGTCGGATTTCATAATGAATAACACCTGTTCTTATTTGACCATCAGATTTTCTGATATCCTCACCTTGCATGACTGCTTGTCCTGCCATAACGCTATCACCCTCTTTTACGAGGATTTTTCTTCCTTCAGAAATTCTTTCTATTACATCATAATCAGCATTATAGATGTCTACTATATTTCCATAACCAGTACCATCACCGCCTGCACCGCCAGAGTCCTCAGCATAGATTACAACACCACCAATTCTAGAATAGAATTTTTCATCACCACTAATATCATAATCTTGTCCAGCATGTTTTCTTCCCCCACTTCTGGCAGCACCATACTGTTGAGCACCAGTGCCTAAAGTTCCAGTTGGTGGAAGAGCTGGCAATCCTTCTCTACCAGTGAAAGCACTGGCAGAAATATTTCTTGCTGTTGCATTTTCAGGAACTCGTACTCTGGGTCTAACTGCTGGTTCTTGTGGTTCTACTTGTGGTGTTTGTCTTTTTTGTAGTGCTTTATTTACTTCCCTAGCATATTCTTCCTGAGTAAGTTCACCAGAATCAAGTCGTCCTCTTAAACTAGATAATTCATTTAGAATTCTAGAATCTTCTTCACTCTTTTGCTCCAAAGTTGTTGGAACATCATCTTCTTCTAGAGGTGTCATCCCAAGTTGCTTTCTTGCATCATTAACTTCTGCTCTGGATTGTGTTTTTAAATCATCTAATGCTGCACTAGTTTCATCAAATCCAGAGACCAAATCATCTTTTAACTTACCACCCTGTTTTACGAAATCATCAAATTCTTTCTCTAATTCTTTTCTCCTCTTCTCACTAAAATCAAGGTCAACAACCATCTTGCCAAATGTAACAAAGACATCTTTTAATTCTTTCAGCAATTTTACAAAATTATCGAAAGCAGTTGTTACAGTCTTTACAAAAGATTTGACAAATTCTGTTACATCTTGAATAACTACAATAACTTTTGGAAGGTTTGTAAGTAACCAATCTAATACCAAATAACCAGCAGCAGTGAGTAATCCCTCAAATATACTCTTAGATTTTGCTACTGCCTTTTTCATCCCTCCTTTTATAAATTTTGCTGGAGTTCTTTTTTCCGTAATTTTTTCCGCATCTCTTTTTTTCTTAGAGTCAATAATTCTAGCATCTAAAGCAGCTTTTTGCTGATCTCTTTGTTTATCTGCCCTTAAATTTCTACCTAAAGATTTTCTAAGACCCTGTGTGGTCTGCCTGATAGCAAGCAGACCGAAGTCAATCGTCTTAAAAGTTTCGCTGGTAGGTACTAATTTCATGGGGTTCCGTAAATTAACTCAGCAAAATTGAGATTTGCATCCCAAGGATTAAATGTACTCAAATTAGTTGGATAATCTGTACCATTTTGTGTTGTAGAAACTTCCTCAGATTCTTCAGAAAATGGTATTGGGTTGATAGTGAAACTAGGCATCTCGTATCCAAGATCTGGAATTGAAATCTCTCCAGCAAAAGCAGCACGAGTTAATCTTGTTGCTTCTTTAGTTGATTCAAAATCAAATGCTCCTTTAGGAAGTTTAAATGGTTCAATTCTAGTCTCTTCCCTAGAAAGTGCAGGTTCTGGTGTAATACCTAAGTTTGTGTTAACTGTGGTAGCTAATTTATCTAAATTTTTCAGTTCTGTAGGACTGACATCTCCAATACCGCCAATATCAAACAAACCTCCGACGCTGAATCTTCTACTGAACATATCTGGATCTACACCAGCGACTCTCATTTGATTGTCAAAGAAGTTCTGCCCATTATCTGAGAGATCATCAAATATCATTTTACGAACATCTCTTTGTATACCTAAAATTGATTTCTCCAATGAAGTCTTAGTTTTAAATAAGGCATCATATAGTGTTTTATCACTACCTGTTAATTCTGACGGTAGTTTTCCGCTAAGTTTAGTTAACGCATCAATTCTTGAAGAAACATCATTTAGAGATTTTTGTGCATCCGCGAGATCAGATATTTTTCGTGTAATATTTTCAATAATTCCCTTATCTTTATCAGTAACTAGACTTGGATCAGCAAAATCATATATGCCCTGGTTCAGTTGCTTAATTTGTTGCTGCAGTTCGTTGTACTGAGCACCAATATCGCTAAAAGTAGTATCAAGAATATTATCAGGATCAAAATCAGGATTCTCTTCCAAAAGTTGTTTAGTTCTTAATTTTAATTCTGCAAGAGTCGCTGCTTTTCCTTTAGCACCAACCATTGCAATAGTTGCTTGTTTAGCACTAGAGAAACTACCAGCACCAACAAAGTTAGCACCACTAGCTTTTAATATATCAAACAGTTTAATGCCGCCATAGACTGCAAGAACACCTAACCAAACATATGGATTTGCCATTAATCCAAGAAGTTTTGGAATACTGAATAGTAGTTTTGTAATTATACCAGTAATAGCACTTGTTACAGCACTAATCCCCACCTGAGTTGCCAGAGCAATACCACCAGCAATAGCAAGACCTTTTACAATATCACCTTTTATCTTCTCCAGTTCTTCTGTATCACCCTTAGTCCAAGCTTCTAAAGCATCAATACCTTTGATTCCTAACCATCCCATGAACAATGCTTCCATTGCTTTCATGAGTCTATCAAAAGGACCGTTTGCCTTCTCCTTCATCTTCTTCAGCGGAGAGATGACCATCTTATCCATTCCTTTTTCAAGGAAATTCTCCGCATTTATTTTTTTGTCGCGATCATCCTGATCTCTAGCTTTTTTTGCCTCTGCCCTATCAGATTTTCTTTCCTGTGCTGCCTGATTTTCAATTAAATTTGAAATTGCAATCAGATTTTTATTAATTGCAAGAATATTTTTGTTAATAGATTTTACTTCTTTACCAGTCTTTTCTTTCTCTGATCCTGGTAATTTAGAACCTACACTCTTCCCCTTTTCGTTTTCATCCTTCTTCTTCAGGATGTTCTTCAATAAACTAATCTTCTTGGCATTGACTTTAGTTTGTTTATCAACTTCGTCAACTCTTTTATCAGTAGTTTCTAATCCCTTCTCGTTCTTATTTGCCTTTACCCTAGTCGTTCTAAGGATACGAGCAAGCTTACCAATATCTGACTCTTCCCCTAAGGATTGATTTTGTACTTCATCAGATGCCATTAGCTTGCTGTGCCTTTAGATTTTGTTCTTCGATGTAATTCTCCAATAAACTAAGATAAATGTCCCTCTCCCAAGGAATCATGTTTTCAATATCACTCAAGGAGTATTTATGATGCTGCATGAGGGCGAAGTTAATTTTATAATAACCGACAATATCCTCATGCAACATCGCTAGCTGAAAAAAGATGCTAAACCCTCAAGTACGATCTCGTTTTCTACTCCAGTATTAGGATTAGTGTACTTGACAGTATGAGATAGTTTCGGCATGGTGTTAAAAAACTTCTCAATTTCTTTAAATTGGGAAGAATTTAACTGCTCAATAAATGCTAACCATTCTTTCTTCGTATGGTCTTTTGCTTCCCAAGTTTCTTCGTCAGAAAAAACCATGTCCACACAACCTGCGATGACATCAAATGAGGTATTTAAATCAACACCATCTCCAAAATTCTGATCGATAAATTCAGACAATGATGGATATTTCATTCTCAAAGTTAAAGTATCGTCGCACTTAATGTCTCTTGTATGCTCAGGATCCTCAACCATTTCGATTTGATCAATGAAGACGGTGACAGGAACTTTAGTTTCCCCATCATCTTCACATGTCACGAGAACATCGATAGATTCTCCCACCGATTTACCACGAATATTTAAGAACAAATATTCAATATCAAATGTAGATAGATTTTCAATCTTAACTCCGCGTGTGATAATACACGCAGACAAAACATCTTTAATCGCTCTAGCAATCTGTTCAATGGATTCGCTTTCCATTGCCAATACAAGGATTTTTTCTTCCTTAACTAGAAATGGGCGATACTTGATTTTTTTCTTTGTTGATGGAATAACCAGTTCAAATGTTGGTGTTGCAATCTTAGGTAAAGGCATAATAATTCATTCAGTAATTTTATTTATTCGGTATAAAAGAACCCTTGAGAAGAACCTTTCGACCAGTCAAGTGGAGGAAGATTTGTAGAGAATTTCGTAGCATCTGCCCCAAGACCAAAATCAACATCCATATTTGCGGTAACGCCAAATGGGATATTAGAATACTCACTCTCTCCAGAGGGTTTAAATGTATAGGCGTCAAGTATTTTTTCGTTATAAGTCTTTCTTTGATTAGAACTGTAATCAAGACTTTTGATGTCTCCAGTTACAAATCTATCATAGTTGAAAGATACACTAATTTCTAAGACCTTACCAGTGCCATAATCAACAGCGGTTGGAGTAATATTGATTGGAAATGCATTGATATATGTATAGTCTATTTTTTGAAAATGATCTCTATCAAATTTTGATAACTGCATTTGACTACACTTGTAGTCGTCAGGATATCTCATCCTAGTATAGTATGCTCTCTTATCAAGTGATGCTTCACCACCACTTGCAATAAACTCTTGCCATAATTGAAAGAATTTTAAAATTCTGTATTGCGAATCTACCATGAAAGTAAAAGAACTCTCAGTGTAGATGCGAGTATGAGCAAACTTTTGAGTAATGCCCATATATTGACCCTTCACCTGTGCCGTAGCAAAAGTAGCACCAGGAAGTTCTGCTCCCTTGCACAGCAACCCCATCTCTCTAGAGAGAAAATTGCGAGTAATTAGAGGTTCTCTTAACTGAACATATGTCAGTAAGTTTGTTGGGAAAGCAAGTAAAGAAAACTCAAAATGATTAGTCGTTGCCACATTCATGAACAACGATTTAATATCCCGAGTGCTTTGTTTTCTAGGGTAGTTCCTTCGTGGCACGCTAAATACCTTAGGTTAACTGTTTATAATGGCATATAAAGGGAGATTTCAACCTAGCAATATTGAGAAATATCGAGGAGACCATCGCAACATTATTTATCGCAGTTTGTGGGAACGAAAGTTCATGGTGTACTGTGACCGTAATGAGAACATTTTAGAGTGGGGTAGTGAAGAAATCGTTATCCCATATCGTTCACCTCTCGATGGCAGAATCCACAGATACTTCCCTGACTTTTATATCAAAGTTCGTGAATCTAACGGGAGTGTCAAAAAGTATATCATTGAAGTGAAACCAAAGAAGCAGTGTGTTGAACCCAAGGTTCAGAAAAAGCGTACTCCAACATACATTCGTGAAGTTGCTGAGTATGCTAAGAACCAAGCAAAATGGAAGGCTGCTAAAGACTATTGTGAAGACCGATTACTTCAATTTAAAATCTTAACAGAGGACAACTTAGGTGTATGAGCAGGTTACAAGGTATTGTGGATAATTTCGACGGGACTGAACAACCCGACGATATTATGCAAGAACTTATATCAGTATTGACAAATACCGAATTAGTTCCTGAACCAGGAAAGTTCTATACCTTTATATACCAAGCAAAAACTCCTAACATTGAATATGATGAGTTCCCACTGATTGCATGTACTGGAGTATCCAGAACAGGATTCACAGGTTTTAACTTTCATTGGGCATTACCCAGACAGTATACCTGGGAAGAAGTGATCGGACAACTACATGAAGTGTATCCAGATGAGGTTGAGGATGCACGATCATTATCATATGCCAAATTCAGAATCT